ACCTTCTTCTGAAATGCTCTTTAAGCGCCATTCTTGTTTTGCATCATTAACAAGAGCATTCTTAATCTTCAAAATATCATCATCGGAGAATTTGAATAGATTTTTGTATATCCATTCTGTAGAAAATAACTTATTTTCTCTTATATCTTTAGCAACACTTACCTTATCCGTTAATATAGCAACCTTTTCTTTTTCAAGAATTATAGATGGATTAGCAAACTCAAGAGAAAAATCTACCAACTCTGCATCAGTATAGCCCTGAGAATACAAATGAACAATAGCTATTTTAGATAATTCTGATATAAGAATTTTTTGAATTCTGCTTATAGTTCCAGCAAATCTAACATCTTCAGCGGCCAAAGTTGCTTTTCCTGACAAATCTTCTTCATAACTCAAGAACGCCTTCGGAATCTTCAACGCGGCCATCATTTTATTTCGAAGATACTCAATATCATCAATGCCGGTAAATTCCATTCCCGAAAGAGGTTCAATCGCCGTGCCACTATCTCCACCACGAACCGGAATATAAAAATCTTCAACCATGTTTTGTAAGTTGAATCTTAAATTGTAATCACCAGTCTTTTCATCTATATATGGAATTTTCTTCATCTTGTTGATAAGTCTATCCATATACTGGTCAACTTCATTTGGTGGAATATTTCCTACATCAACTTTAAACACTCTTTTTTCTGGTGCACGCATAATACGATGAATAAGCATCGCATCTTCCATCAATGAAAGTTGCTTCCAAACACGTCTTGCGCCCTCAACCATGGATTTTCCATACGGCAAGAAATTACTATCAGAAATCAATCGAAAATGTGCTATTTGATAGTTTTCAAGTTCTTCCATTACACCACTTTCAAAACTGATTTGATATTTTATGTAGTTTTTATTCTCAGGATTACTATTTTCAACCCGTGTAACATTATAAGAAGAAAGAGGTTCAACTAAGAAAATTCCATATTCAGGAGAAATATACAACTTCAAATAAAAATCTCCATACTTACACATATTTCTAGTCCACGACCAAAGATTAAATTCAATATTTAATATATCATAAAATAAGTTATGTAAGATCTTCTTTATATTATCATTGGTGGATTTAACAGTCAAAATTTGACCGAATTCATTTTCTTTTAAACACTCATCAGAATAAATATCGAGAGCTGAATTCGACACGATGATGCCATCTTTCAGACAAAAATTTTCGAAGAAATCTACAGTCAAATCATACACATCACTTGTTTCATTATTATTAACAATTTTTATTACCTTGTGATTAGTGTAATTGTACTTCTGCTTATATTCATCAAAAGAATTATATCCGCATGCGCCCAATCTTCTCCTTATAAATTGTGATTTACATCGCGGAGATTTAGACGCATCAATAACAACGCTATCAGCAAACTCTTTAAGTGTATTATACTTTTGGCCTTCTACTAAAATAAATTCATTAGTAATTTCATTATTAAAATTAGGATTCCTTGTCCCAATTTTACCATAGGTCTTTTTTGTGTATTCCGGGTCATTTGCAATTTTTAATTTTAAATTTTCCAATCTCTCCTTTACAAATTTTTCTTTGAACCCATCGGTGTTCCACAATTTCTTAGCATGATCAGAAAATATTTTAGTCATTTTCTCTTTATAATTAATATCATTCTTCCATCTCTCAGAATTCATTTTTGAACTATGTTTAGACATGAAATCTTTGCCTTCTTTGGATGCTTGCCATTTTTTCCATCCACTCAAAGCATTTTCTTTATAACCACCGGTGGTTTTCCAAACAGATTTCATAGTATCAGATATTCGTTTCTTTATATTAACATCCATCATAACATCCTTCATTATAGAAGAAAATTTTTCTCTATACTTAGGATTATCAAATCTTTCTTTTACAATTTCACCCTGTTTCTTCTTAGCTTCTTCTGACCAAATAATCTTTTTTCTTTCTATTGTGATTGGCGATTTACCATGATATAAAGCATGCTCTGTAATAGACATTTCCTGTAAATTGGTAGATCTATTATCATATTTATTATGATTAATATGATGAATTGCTATATTATCTATATTTTTATCAAAAACATCTTCATAAATATATCTATGCGCCTTCTTATACTTCCCCTCTTTAGATTTAATCATCATATATTCGTCGTTTTTATACAAAAAAGGCATAACAGAATCATTAGTCTTTAAATCTCTTGCTTGTTTATATGTCCCATCAATCAATAATATTCTATGGTCTTCTGTACATTTCAAACAAGTATTATTGTCAAAATGTATTTCTACAACTTTTTTTGTTCCTGTTTTTCTGGGGTGATGTGCATTACCAATTGTATATTTACAATTTTCTTTATCCCATGACCATACTTCAAATGATTCTCCATTAGGATATTTTTCTGCCAGTTCTTTTATTGTTACGTTTCCATTTAAAGTTGATATGTAAGTGTCTGATGCCAAACATGCTATGATTGGATCCATATCCATTGTGTCGTAATCCCGAAACAGCTCAATTCTCGAAGCTTGATATGCTAATGTAAAATCTCTACTATATTGACTATAACCCGAAGTTCTTACTCGATTAAATCTATCCCGAAGGGTATTTCTGTCTGTAGCATACTGAGCTTGATCAGTATCTTTTATTTTTAGTAATTTTCCACCGACATTACGAACAATTACATCTGTTGAAAATAACCTTTTTAACCTTGCGTATAAAGACCTTGATTTTAGATCCAATGATTCTTGATTTGTAAAATTTGTTGCCATAAATTGTTAGTTATAGTCCATAAATATAAGTATTATAATGTTATTATAATAACCATTTAATATTCATCACAAAAGCCAGCGCAAGTCTTCATCCTTATTACTCTTTGGAGTGGTACCACGAACAACACTTGTACTCACAGAAAGTGGCATCACCCACGATTTTTTAGCTCTTTCTTCGTGGCCTGATACATAAACCTTTTCAGCTTGAGTTTTTGATATATTATTTAAAAGATGTTTATTAAATTCAGCAGAACCAGCTCTTAAGCGAAGTGCGGTATCTCTTATCCACAATCCAATACCCAACGAAGTAACCAAATCATCATTATACCCCTTCAATGCTTCTGCCTTACTGTTATTCCATATAAACACCAAAAGTTCTTCAATGAGCCGTGAAGAGCGAATACCAACGGTTTTTTCTCGAAGATATGATTCTAACTTTGATATTATCAGGGGTCTTGTCTTGGTAGTAGTGCTAAACCCAGGAATCATCTTTTTTTCCATTGCGTTTATCTTTCCTGTTATTTGTTTTTCTACATCCACATACATTAAATCTGCACTACTATAAAATGTATTGGGATATTCCAAATCTATTATTTGCTGTAATGTTGCCCAACCAATATTGTTATTTTCTACAACAAGTATCGCTTTATTATATTCATTTGCAGCACTGACTAACATATTTCCATATGTTTTTGTGTCAATCAACCCCTTGAATTCCGCAACTTGTACAAGATTTTCAATATCAATTATATGAAAGGCGGATTTATCGGTGCCATCACCTCGAGCCACATCCGCCGCCACTATGTAAGTTTTATTATAATCAGGATATTCCCAAATCCAAAATCCTTGATCTACCCAGCGTTTTTCGAGAGGATCTTTAACAGTATTATCCCTGTACCAATTTATTATTTCAATGTCAATGACGGTATTTCCCGATGATTCAAAATTACAATCACATTCCTGTGAAGCCATTTTAGCACCAAGCAATTTAGTTTGCTCGTCACGCCATTCTTGATTTCTTTCAGGATGTAAACTCCATGGCAATCTTATCGTGTTAAATTTATTTTCTTTTGCTTCCGCCGCCACCCAAGTTTTATGAAAAAAGTTTCCAACACCATTTGGTGTGGAAAGAACCATCGCCTTACCACCCGTTGCTAATGTTTGTTGTGATGATGCCCAAATAGATTCAATATTTTCTATGAATGCACATTCATCTATAATCAAAAAAGAGATAGCCGATGACCGACCAGCATCACTGCTGGAAGAAGTGGCACGAATTTGTGAGCCATTCTTTAATCTTAACGACAATCGGTTGTCTTCAACGCATTGAACACGCAGCCAAGACGGTAAATTATCATTTGCAAAGCTAACACGAGTGATAATATCCTTAGAAACTTCCTGCTTAATACTAATGCATAAAATATTTTTATCTGAATGAAAAATCATCAACCACAATGCATATGCAGAAACAAGCGTGGTAATACCTAACTGCCTAGATTTCAATATGATATTGTAATCATAATTTGCCATATCCTGCAAAACTTTTTCTTGAAAGTCGTATAAATCAAATAATATTGTACCGCGATGGGGATGTTGAATCTTTACATATTTTTTCATGAAATACACAGGATCATCATGACATTTTTTATACTCATTCCTGATAACCTCACGCAAATTAATTGTTGCTTGGTCTTTCATTTAAAGATTTTAATTGTCCCTCAATTCTTTCCAACGATTCCAAACATTCTTTATAATCATTTTTGGCATCATTTAACACTTTTTCCCGCATCGTATCATCCCAATACATTGTTCTTCCATCTTCCAGCATATATGGAATTTTATCACCGCTGGTTTCAAGGTATTGAATAGATTCTTCAAGCTTTTGTTTTAAATCCAAACAGAAGCTTTTTTGATTATGAAAAATTTTAAGTTTTTCGTATTTTTCATATTTACCCTTTCTTTTCAACTCCGATTCAAATTTAATTTGACAATCAAAGCAGTTTCCTGTTTTTTTATACATTTTTACATCTAACCTGTCACCAAATAATTTTATATTCTTATGACAACCCTTACACTCTTCTCGAACTAAATCTATATTTTTTCCTATACTATTTATTGCAATTTTAACTCCATTTTTAATAGTCCAAGTTTGGCCTTTAGATTTCCAAACTTCACCTTCTTTTCGTTTGGTTGTATTCTCATTATAGCCAACTTGTGAAAATGGACGGTCACCTCTTACATAACTTTTTACTATATCTATATTTGACATTCCTGATGCTTTTTTCATAACAATTGTTTTCTTTCCTTTTTATTGGAGAGTTTAAAAATATCTTTTTCTTCGACCAAAATTGTTCCTGATGGAGTGATAGTGGTTTTGACAGGCATTTTTCCAGATTTGTGCCAATTCCAGGCTGTCCTGTATGTAATCCCCTGTTTTTTGGCCCAATCTGAAAGTTTCATATAAACATATATAGTATGCTTTTCTATATTTTTCTATTCGATTGGAGATTTATTTATTAAATTTTGAATCCATTGCTTTTATTATAAAGCTTCCGGTAATTTTAAATGGGTTAGCATAGATTTTAGGATCTCGAATAACAATGCCTTCTTGGGTATTTGCATCTCCAATCTCCGATGTCAAATTGTGTAATATTTCATCGCCCAATTTTATGGTAGCAAGATAGGTTATACCACCATAAATTTTTTCTTTTAAAACAGTTTTATCAAAGAGAGTATCAACGGGAACATGCCCAAAAACTTTTTGAAATTCAAGTTTTGTAATCATTGGATGTGGAATTTTCACATCTTTTAACCAATCCAATAAAGTTTTGGTTATCGTTCCATTTGATAATACCACCGATTGTTTTTCTGCCAATATTTTATTTAAATTTGGTTCATGCTTGAACTCAGTAGCTATCGAACCCAAGACTTTAAAATGATGCTTTTGCGCCACCAAATTAACTTTGTGAATTAATGTGGACATTGTATTTTTATTATAACCAATTTCTCGAGACGCTCGACTCTTTGGCTGCCCATCCTTTGTTACAGTCTTCACAAAGATTTCATTTAAACCATGAACAGCTAAAAAATTTCCTATACTTGTATAACTTATTACATTGCTTTTTCCTTCAACATATTCTATATTTAACAATATATGTTGATTCTTTAATAAACCCAACTTATCAAGCTCCGGTTTTATAGTGTTATAAGACTCATCAAATATAGTTATAACTTTTGTTCCCACACCAACTAAGCCATGTTCCAAGCCATGAATTCCTGTAGTAAATCGCAGGGGCAGGTCTTCTGGACGCATACCTTTAACATCAGCAGGTTTTGCTGAACCTCTGTCCATTACAAATTTTCCATTAACAAGTCGTATGGAAACATTTAATCCATCAATTTTCATTGCGCCGGTGCCCGCTTTTAAACTTTCTATTGATTTTTTAAATACATCAATCAAATTTTTGCCTGTGTGTGAAAAATCAAACGGATGGGCCATGTGTCCAGCGGCACCCCCTTCTAAAAGCATATTTGCTGATGGAGTAATATTTTCAACAAGATATTCTGTCAATTTATTCATTTTGTCTAATATATAAATAGTTTTTAGTTATCCATTTTAGCATATAGCATTGCATTTGTATTAGGTCTTATTTCATGCCAAACATTAAATCCTGATTTTTTTAGGTGTTCTTTAATCAGTAAACCCAATCCCGCATAAATTTCTTCGTGTAATTCCATAACGATATAGTCATATTTATGTAAAATCTCAACATTTGTATATAATAAGTTAATCTCTGCTCCTTCACAATCAAGTTTTAAAAAACCATGTTCAATATTAAATCGTTCCGTAATCGTTTTTAAAGTACAAACTTCAATGGGCACGCCATCTTCATCGGAGTTCTCTAAAAATCTTGTAGAACCATCATTTAGAACATTTTTTACCCTTACTATTTTATTTTTTGCTCCCAAGGCAATACGACATGCAATGATATTATCACATCCATTTGCCTTTGCATTAGTCTCTATCCGATCAAAAGTGTCAAGTGGTTCTAAAGCATAAACCAGTTTTGCACCATTATTACTAAAGTGTACAGCTGTCTCACCCATATATGCACCAATATCAACCACATCCCTACCCATTACAGCATCTTGTCCAAAATAGTCATAGTCGCCACGCTCAATCTCACCAAATATCATAAATAAATCGGCCTGCCTCTTTTTTTCAATGTCCCGTATAGTCTTTTCGGATTTATTTAGAATAGAATTTACTGCTTCAATAAATTTTTGCGCATGGTTTTTATGGTTAAATTGATAGGCAAAATTACTCAGTTCTGTGGGATTAAATTTTTTTGCCTTAGCCATAAGTTCTGTTAAACTAAAATCTTTAGTTGGATCAAATAAAATAGCCACGGAATCATTTAATAATTCAGCAACACCCGATTTAATGCTCACAGCGACAGGACAACCACAGGCCATTGCTTCAAGTGTAACCAATCCAAATGGTTCAAATGTACTTGGTAGGATGTGTAATTGAGCAGAATTATATGCTTCCATTAGTTCCGGTTGATTCATATATTTACAATCTACATTGCCAATCTTTGCATTATCCAAGTCTCCCGCAACTTTTAGTTTAATACCTTCCGTCAAAGACTTCCACAGAATAGATATAAAATTTTTACCTTCCGCCTTTGTTCTACCCACAAAAAACAAAAAATCTTGTCTCTTTTTATTCAGATTCTTCCATTTGCTTGTATCAATACCCAATTGAACAATTTGCATAGGCACAGATGGATTATAATGCTCTTTGACAAAAGAATAGTGTGCTTTTGAATAAACCACAATACCATCACAATTTTTTAATAAGTCTTGCTCTTCCTGCATATCAGGATGGCTCAAATGAATCGAAGCAATAAGAGGTTTGCCTGTTTTATTTTTTAATTCTATGCCCTTACTACCATTAAAAAAATCATTAGAGATTATAACATCAAAAGAATCACTTTCATTGTGTGTGTATGGAATATGCAAGCCATCAAGTCCTTTACAAAGAGTATCTAGGGCCGAGCCAAACCCGTAATTTTTAGCAATATCATTACCATCTTTCAATATTAAAATCATATCATCTTTTAATATAACCCATTTAAATAAATTGTCAATATTATAATATAGCCATCCAATTTATTGAACCTGTCAACACCGTCCCGGCCGCGTTGATCGCATCAATTGATGCGGTAAATCCTGTCGTTGTAACCGAACCTGAACGGATGCCGGCACGCAAGGCATAGGCATTATGGTTAAGCATATTTTGGAGTGTTAATACAACAACAGGCACAGCAGTAAATGTAAAATTAAATGGTATCAAAACACTGCCCGTTCCTGTTGTTGGGCATATAAATTGAGCAGTTGTTCCTTTATCCAACACAAACGATGCCATCGAGCTTGTAACAACTGCGCCTGAACCACTGGTTGTTTGTAAGAAGTAACTAGTCGAATTAGATGCTAAATTACCAAATGTAAGGCCTAGATTTGGTGCAGTAGAACCACTTAATGTTAGTGTTTTGCTGGTTTTATTATAAATAAAATCGGGACCACTTGAAATAGAACCTGTTGAGTTTACAACAAAGACTTCATTGCCAAGATAGTCATCCACCTCAATCAGATTAGTGTCTGCATTCGAACTAGCTGAGATGTAAAACATTGCAGTTGCGTCTGCACTTGGGCCAATTAATACAGAAGAAGAGACATTTAAATTATTTACATAAGTTGTACATGCCGCACTAGCAGATATGTTTGAACCAACAATGAAAGTTCTATCTGCCGAAGCAGGAATGTAGTTTTTACAACCACCAAGTATACCACCAGCAATAGAACAAATGGCATTACCCATACCACCAAGTATCGCACTATGATTACCTGGAATTTTATTACCACAACCACCACCAATAATAGAATAACAACCACTAATAGTATTCCGATTACCACTAGAGATTCCTGCCCAATGTCCACTAATAACATTACAGTAACCACCACTGACTGTTGAATAAGTGGCACTAACAGTATTCCACATTCCGCCTGCTATTACCGAATAAGCAGCACTAACTGTATTGTTGTAACCACCAATAATTGATGAATTATTACAACATGTAACATTTAAGGTGCCCCCACCTATGAAATTCCAAACACCATTAGCTACATTGCTCTTTCCACCAACTATTACAGAATAAGTGCTGCTAACAGTAATAGAATTGGTTAGTCCGCCCAGAATTGATGAATGAGTGCCAACAACACAGTTTGCATAACCACCGGCTACAACAGAATAAATTCCTAAACCAGTATTGGCTCTTCCACCACCAACTGTTGCATAATAACAACTAGCAGTATTACCTAATCCACCACCTATCGTCGCATAACTACAACTAGCAGTGTTTGTCTTTCCTCCACTTACCGTCGAATAATCACCAGCAGAAGCATTACTACTGCCACAGCGAAGAGTCGAACAAGTACCCGCCCCCACAATTATAATAGCAGAACCAGGCGCTGATGGAACATAACTTGCGGATACTGCATATGAAGCAGTCGTAGCATAGGAAGCACTAATTGACGGCGCTCCAGGAGCATATGATGCACTGGTTGCAAATGAAGCCGTCGCTGGCGTGAAAGTAATGCTGGTTGCAGCTGAAGCTGTCGTTGCAAATGAAGCTGTCGTTGGCGTAAAAGTAATACTGGTTGCTGCGGAAGCGGTTATTGCAAATGAAGCTGTTGTTGGTGTAAAAGTAATACTGGTTGCTGCTGAAGCAGTCGTAGCATAGGAAGCACTAATTGACGGAGCTCCAGGAGCATATGATGCACTGGTTGCTATAGAAGCATAAGAACTTGATATAGCCGTACTACTTGTTACTGCATAGGATGCACTAATAACATTATTTGCCCACGATGCTGTTCCCAAAACACTTCCGGTAATACTTGTAAAGTTTGCAGTAACACCAGTTAAACTAGCAGAGACATTCAAATTATTTACATAAGTTGTATTAGCAGCCACAGCAGTTAAATTACTACCTATGATAAAGGAATTTGCTATATTTGCGGTGACTGTATTATTACAACCACCAAAAATTGAACTGTATGTAGCATAACCGCTCACTGTATTGTTTGCTCCGTTGACAATACTATTATAACCACCATTACAACTTACAAAATTAGTAAAACCATTACCAATAAAGGCCGATGAACCAACAGCAGTATTTGTACTACCACCAAGAATTACACCATAGTAACCACTAACTGTATTGGCTTTACCACCACCAATAAAAGGAGCCTGCCCACCTATTATACAATTACAATAGCCACCAACGATTGTACCGTAATTATATGAACCTGTTATACAATTTGCCGTACCACCAACGATAGTTGATGAACAACGCCACACGGCATTCGAACGGCCACCTCCTATAAATGAATCAGTCGCAGCAGCAGGCACTATACAATTCGCCACACCACCAGCAATAGTCGAGCAACTTCCTGAATTAATATTATTTTGGCCGCTAATAACGGATGAGATACAACCAAATGCAAAATTGCCACTACCACTTCTTTGCGTTGAGCCAACCCCATCACCAAGAATAATAATACTTTGATTTGGCGCAAAACTTGCCGTAGTAGCATATGATGCGCTGGTTGCCGTTGCTGCGTAGGAGCTTGACAAAGCGTAGGATGCGCTTGTTGAAGAATCAGCAAATGAAGCGCTAATTGTCGGAGAGCCTGGAGCATAAGATGCGCTTACTGCTTGGAAAGAAGCAGTTGCGTAAGATGCGCTTACGGCTATCGTAGCAAATGAGGCGCTCACGGCTTGGAACGAAGCAGTTGCGTAAGATGCACTGGTTGCTGTTGCTGTGTAGGAGCTTGACAGAGCATACGATGCGCTTACGGCTATCATAGCAAATGAAGCGCTCACTGCTTGGAACGAAGCAGTTGCGTAAGATGCACTGGTTGCTGTTGCTGCATAGGAACTTGACAGAGCATAGGATGCGCTTATGGCTGTAGTAGCAAATGAGGCGCTCACAGCTTGGAACGAAGCAGTTGCGTAAGATGCGCTGGTTGCCGTTGCTGCGTAGGAGCTTGACAGAGCATAGGATGCACTTATGGCTGTAGTAGCAAATGAAGCGCTTACAGCTTGGAACGAAGCAGTTGCATAAGATGCACTTATGGCTGTAGTAGCAAATGAAGCGCTTACTGCTTGGAACGAAGCAGTTGCGTAAGATGCGCTGGTTGCCACTCCCGCGTAAGATGCGCTTATTGTTGGAGAGCCTGGAGCATATGATGCACTAGTTGCTGTTGCTGCGTAGGAACTTGATACAGCATACGAGGCGCTTACGGCTTGGAACGAAGCAGTTGCATATGATGCGCTGGTTGCCATTTCTGCATAGCTACTTGATAATGCATAAGATGCTGAAGCCGGTGTAAAAGTAATGCTTGTTGCAGCCGATGCTGTCGTTGCAAATGAAGCAGTTGCTGGTGTAAAGGTGATGCTTGTTGCAGTTGAAGAAGTTGTTGTAAATGAACTTGATAGAGCATAAGATGCGCTTACGGCTTGGAACGAAGCGGTTGCGTAAGATGCACTGGTTGCTGTTGCTGCGTAGGAACTGGATAGAGCATTACTGCTTGTTAACGTATAAGATGCTGTCGTTGCAAATGAAGCTGTTGCTGGTGTAAAAGTGATGCTGGTTGCAGCGGAGGCTGTTGTAGCATAAGAAGAACTAACAGCATTATTTGCCCACGATGCTGTTCCAAATAAACTTGAGGTAATTCCTGTAAATGTACTTTGTCCAGTACTATTAATTACAAAGACTTCAGCGCCTGTAATGTCATCCACCTCTATTATGTTTATAGCAGAACTAGCCGACACATAAAATATCGCCGCTGCATCCGTGCTTGGGCCGACAACGAGGTTACACATAACCTTCGCGTTATTCATAAAGGTAGTATTAGTTATATTAGCTACTAAATTACTACCGATTGCATGCGTATTAAGTGCTGATACAACATTATTACAACCACCTAAGATAGAGCTAAAAGATTGGCCAACATTAATTGTATTACCATGGCCACCAGCAATTACACCAGCAACCGCTGCGTTTGTATTGCTTAAACCACCACCAATAACAGCTCGGCCTAAACCAGTTATAGTATTTAAGCAACCACCTGCAATTACACTAGCAGCAGAACATATTGTATTACTTATTCCACCACCAATTATTGATGAGCAACAACCCGTAATGGAATTATTACAGCCACCACCGATAGTATTGTAGGTTATATTAGTATTTGTGTAATCACCACTGACTGTCTGCCAAATTTTATTGTATTCACCACCGCCAATCGTTGAACCTTGCGCATTACCAAAAGACTCATAGCCCGAAACAGAACTTGATATTGAATTACAGAATCCACCTGCAATCGTTGAATTCTCACCTCTATGCAATGAGCCCTCACCCGCTTGGGCGCCGATAATTTTATTGCAACAGCCACCACCAATTGTTGAATTATTTAAACAAGTAAAAGTGCTATAGCCGC